TCCATCTGACCAAGGTTCTGTCCACCGGGTAGTGTACTAATTTCAGTTCCTCTACCACCTTCTCTACGTGGGAGGTAGTAGTCTTCAAGCATCGACATATGATCTCGGCTATCATTGACCTGTCCTGTACCCTGATCATATACCATTTTGGTTCGATATCTCTGCATGACTTCACGGAGATATTGTTCGGCTTTTTGCTTGGGTAGGTTACCAACGTCAATGTAGAAAACTCTTCGTTCTGGTGCTCTCGAAACACGATAAACAACCACGGCATCTTCAATCTGCCTGAGCATGTTTATTGGTCGAATTGCTTTCTGTAGATATCCAACAACTCTCTTTGAGTTAGCATCAACAAGCCCTGAGCTTGCATATGCAATGGAATCTTTAGTGATGTTTAGTCCTGTATTTGTTGTTGGGTAAACTGAATCTTGTTCAGTATTGGTGTAAACATAATATTCTTCTATCTTTTTGACTGTTGATACCTGTTTACCTGTAGTGCTTTTGTCACGAATAACTTTTCTAATTCTCTTAATCTTAGTTGGATCAATTGGTCGTAGTTCTTGAATTCCTCTAATTGGATCCTTTTCATCAATTATAATTTGATAATAGAGTTTAGAATCAACATACCATTTTCTGAAAATTTCGTATGCTTTTTTGTGGAAATCCATGAGTCGAAGAACGTAGTCGAACTCTGTCTGCATTTTGTTCTTGATTGTCTCTGATAGTTTTACGCTACCAAGACCAACCTTTACAGGCTTTCTATCACTACCCATAACAATTGCTTCGTTGCAGATGTCTTCGATCGCATTATCTACTTCAGGGAAAAGGGCTAATCCACGGTATCTTTGAATGAGTGCATTTTCATCTCGGACAGCTCCGGTGAAATCAACATATGTCCCCATGATTCCGCCGGTTTCAAACGAATATGAGCCATCATATTCATCCGGGGAAATTGCAGACGTAGCCACAGCAGCCGGTTCGGTTGCAACACCATCACTGCTTCCTGTAGTTCTTCCAATTGTGAAACCTAATAGATTAATCGCCATTTCTTCTCCATACTATATTAATAGTTGATACCCTTAACTAGATTATATGAATATTCAACTGTTACTGTGAATTCCACTAAAGTATCTATGGAGTTTGAATCCATAGAAATTGGACCGACGATTGTTGGCCAACAATCAATAAGCTTAATTGATTTGACATTATTACCGCTGTTATCTACTTGATGAATTTCCCAGTCTGTAGTAAATTTATTCCATTCTTGACTGCTAACATTTGATTTATGATCATTGATCAGATTGCTCCATGTATTGAAGCTGTTCCATAGTGATTTATCTTTATTTTGATTTTGGTCAAGAACTCGGAAAGTGAATGGAAAATACATTCTATCACCCGGCCATTTTAAAATCCTACCTCTATATGGAACTCTGATAGGATTAACTTGGCTTGCTGGTAGACTGACTGCTCTAATAAAGAATTTGTTTAAGTCAGTTTCTGAATCACCAACGCCGGATGGAAAATTCATTTCCACATCATAGCGGTGGGTTCTGTTGCCCCCGTTAAACTGATCAATAAATGAATCTAAGTTACTATCGTTCGCCATCAATATCCACCGGAACCGGATGTGAGATTATTACCAGAACTAGGTGCTGCTGTTGGTGTTACATTGCGACCACTAGTTGATGTAGATGATCCTAATGCCGTACCTGAACCAGTTGATGTATTAGGAATAGCTTGTGTTCCAGACATTGCAGTAAACCTAAGTTCAATAAACTCTATACTTCTATTAGGCTTAAACAAAACATCTGCAACAAAACCATTTTCATCAATAACTGTTTGTGGGTTATTGACGCTATCACATATGATGCTATATTCACTGATACCACCTGCTGAAAGTACACTACGGAGTATTGGAGTTGCTGTGTTTACAAATGCAGCTCTATTTGCGGCATCATTTCTTTCAAAGAGATATCTTCGAGCAACATTTGATACTGTACGATTAAGATAGATATAAGTTCTACTGACATTTACATAATCAAATATAGCTGGATCAGATTGTGATTCTCTGCGACCAGTTTTATCTGAGAAAATTACTGTACCCTCACCCTGAAAAGTTCTGGTATAGTTAACTTTATTACCATCACCCGAAAGACAAGTGATGTCACTACTTGTTGGTGTGTATTCGAGTCGAACAACATCAAGAACTCTGCCTCGTTCAATTCCAGCAGGAGATCCATATGGTGAACCACTAGCAACGGTTCTTGCCATACAACCCGCTGCATCAGAAGCTAGTGGTGTTGAAATCAAGTTGTCTGAAGTTTCGTCTCCAATGACATATGACTGTGAGGTTCCTAGATGTAATTTCTGTCCTGCTATGTGATAGGTAAGCTTACTTGGACTACTGGACAAATCTGTCGATGAGGATGGCATACCAAGAACGTTCTTGGGATTTGCACAATCACCCAATTTACTAGTGATAATAACAGGGCATACTGCAATACAGTTACCTCTATTATTTGCTATGGTCATAATTCGTTCATTTCTACTATAATCGTTTGTGAAAACACAATCGATGTCAAGAAATATATTTTCTATAGTCTCAAGCGCGTTGTTTTCTGTTGATACTAGATTGTCAGCCGGACCTGCAATAACACATGTTCCACCATATCGTAGATAATTGTGTACAGCCCACCATTCCGCTTTCCATTCGTCATCGGGACCGTCTGGCCAGTTACCAGCAGCGTTACCATTTGGTGTTGCGTTTACGCTCTGTCTTTCATCTTCATCGATAATTCCATCTGAATTAGTGTCTTCATCGATATACCAACCTGTAGTATATGTCGAGGTAAGACGAGCGTACCAATCAGCAACGCTCTGGACTACCATGTAGCCAAGTTCTCTTTCGTCTTTTGTCGCAAGAGCGGCAACTAAATTGTTAAAACTTGGAAATGCTGCAACAAAGTTTATGTTAGCTGCTTCGGTTCCAAGGGGGATGAACCCCTGTTGATCTAGATTTATTGTGACATCTGGCATTGTACTCTCCCGGAGAGGCTTCTATGTTTCTAAGGTATTTATAGAAATGGAGTGTCGGACGAATCGGAAGAGCCTTTCCAGTAATCTTCTCCATCATAAAAAGATGAGGGTTCCTGATCATCTACTGTGGTAGAGAATCCAAAGGGTAAAATATCTTCCTCAATTCTTTTCATTTCGTCTTCGTAGATGTCTTTTCTGATGTCCAAATCAGTCAAATTTTTGAAATATTCTTGTCTGGTGAGCCAAGCAAATAATACCAAACACATCACTAGGTCGTCGTTGTGTCCGTCATCTGCTTCAAATGATGCTCCTTTTGCCACGAATGTATAGAGTTCTTGGATTATATCCATATCATCTATTAGTAACTTATCGTTTTCTATTAGACTTTTCAGGACAGAGCAGCCAAGCTTCTTGACCGGACCTGTAGTCCTGACACCCATCTGGGACTGTGAACCACCGAAACCACTCCCAATAACTTGTCCTGCTCTACCTTTATATACAGACTGTAGAACATTTTCATACTCAAGGTCTTGGTACAGAATATCTGCGACCTGTGCTCCGATGTCATTTAGTTCAATCAGACAATAGGCTTGATTGTACTTGTCACCAACGCTCCGAATTGCGGTAGGATATACAAGCGGAGAAATCGTATTATTCCTGAATCTCGCAACAACCTTATACGGACTAGTCGTTATGTCTACAACAAGAAATGCACTATAATCTAACCCTTGACCACGAGCGGTATCTACAGCCATCACATATAAATGGTCTTCTTTGGGTTGCTCATATATCATCAAACCATCATTGTTATTGTCTATTGGAGATATGAAATTTAGGCAGTGTAGCTTCGACGAAGATATCAGTGTGTTCGTTGAACCAATGAAGTCACACTCAAATTCTGTCTGGAACTGTTGTTCGCTTGTATTTGCAATCTGTTGAGCTTTCCACTCTTGATCCCTCAGAGGTCCACCGGGGTACTTGGGAACCTGTGACCAATGGATCTCGATTGGAATGTATTCGTTCTTACCCTTCTCACCTTCTCGTTTGGTTGCTCCCCTCCAGTAATGATAGAATAGATTGAGTCCATTCGGGGTCGAGACCATTAGAACCTTTGTGGACTGTCCAGAGGTGATCGTAGGGTACACAGAGCTAAAGAATTCTTCTGCAATATTCTGAGGAACGTGTGCAAATTCGTCAAGGAAGATCATGTTAAACGATCCACCACGAACTGCTGAAGCAGATGTAGATGAGGCTATAATTCTTGATCCGTTTTCAAGCTCAAGCGATCCCTTGTTCCACTCGACAATTCCTTGTTGAAGCCACAGTGGAAGATATTCATATGCCATTTTTAGACGGCTAAGGATTTCTCTCGCCGTAGATTGTTTATTTGCAAGGACCGCAACTGTCATGCTCTGATTGAACAGAACATAGTGAAGGATATACGAAATCATGGTCGTAGATTTACCGGACTGACGAGGCAGCTTTGATATTACAAATCTATTATTATGTACAGCATCTACAATCTCTTCCTGATAGTCATACAAATTGAATGGTACAAGACCCTCATCCAGAGATACGACTTTCACGTATTTCTTGATAAAGTAGATAGGATCCTGAGCACATTTCATGTACTCCTGAACCTGATCTTTTGTAAACTCAATTCCAATCCCCGCCGGTTTTAAGTTTGCATTACCTAAATATCCACCCTTTTTACTTGTCATCTTCCTTCACTTCATGATTAACATCAATGATCTCTTTGTTTCTACTTCTGTCAGGGTTGATTAGATCCTGTAGCTCGGAGGTAGACCCAACGTAGATCGCATTGGTTGTATTATGATTATGTACAGTTTCGTCTTTATTCACATCCTTGACCTGCTTATGCAGATCCATAAGATCCTTGTTTATATCGGCCACCGTCTTAAGCAGTGTGGCGACGACTTCATATGCCCTTGGCGCATCTCCCTCAGAAGCCACTTTAAGTATGCCATCTATCGCCTCCTTACCATCACCAAGAAGTTCGTAAAGATTTGTACGTATTTTGTTGTAGTCTTTTTCTGAGTCATCCATGTCCACCTTTACTTCTTTTCTACTTTGCATTAGCTCTTTTTTGACTTCTTCTGGTTTCTTTGCTTCGAATGAAGTATCAAGAGCTTCTGAAATTTTATCACTCATTATTTCACCTTTACCCAATATCTAGTCCGGGCCCCTCATAGTTTCCGTGGAACTGGGCTGCACCCAATCCATTAGGCATGTAATATGTAACATCACCAAATTCGTGCGTATGGTATCCAATAGTTGTTTCATTTTCTCTGACCGATGTAGGGCTTGGACTTGCAAGAACTGCTAACTCTGATGTGGTGTATAATGGATAATATCCATTTATTGCAAGTGGTCCCGCTCCGTTTGTAGGGGTTGTTACAAGACT